TTCTTGTTTTTTGTTATCAAGTTGGTCAACTGCTACAGTTTTCATAGCAGTGTCTACATAATCAGAGAGGTCTTTTTGACCTGCAAATAGTGCGTTGATGATATCAAGCGCAGGTTGGGTAGGCATAATTAATAATTAATTCAATATTACTATTTAGATATCTCCTTTTTTACGATCCGCAGGATCGATTCCCTGGTCCGCGTATTGGTCCATAGCTTGTTGCTGAGGATCAACTGGCTCAGGTTCTAGAGATAGTGCCATCTGCTCATGCTCCATTTGTTGCATGGCCATGGGATCCATTGCCTTACCTTCGGCAATTTCTTTCTCCATCTCTTTGTCAATATCTTTCATGGTGAGGTCTGATTGCTTAAGAATCTGACGACGCATGTATTCGATTGAGAAGTAGCGACCCACAAATGGATCCATCTGCTCAAGCAATGCCATACGGGCAGTCATGATCTCTTGCTCTTTCAGCTCAGAGAAGTAGTTGTCTGCAATGAAGTCATATTGAATATGTTCCTTTGCTTCTTCCCATTCTTCTAAAGTAAACACACCTTTAAGGACAAGTTGTGTCTTCATCAGATCATTGAAAAGATCCGAGAATTTCTTACGAAGTCTAACAACAAACTTTTGGAATTTAACTTCATCACGAGTGATCTCTGCAGACCTACCAACGTTGAAAGAAGAGTCAGATTCTAAACGTGACTCAGGCACATTGAGTGAGCGATACAGTTTCTTCTGGAAATACTTGACATCCTCCAACTCACCTAGGTTTTGTCCACCTGGGAGTGTGGTGATCTCAGTGCCGCGTCCACCTTCACGTCTTGGCAGCCAGAAGTCTTCCAGCATAGACATGAATTTCTTGTCATCACGAATCTCACCAGTGTCAGCATTGTATACCAACTTGTTTCTATAGCGAGACATCACCTCTCTGAGGTATTGCTCTGCCTTTTGCTTAGGCAAGTTACCCACATCGATGTAGAAAATTCTACGCTCAGGTGCGCGAGAGAGACGATAGATGACTAGCGAATCCTCAATCATTCTCAGTTGATTGAGTGCCTTGATTGCTTTATGTAAGTGTGATAATACACAGTTACGTTGCATATCAAGTTGTCCTGAGTGTGCAAAACAAATTGCATCAGGAGCAATCTTAATTCCATTGTTTTCGTAACCACGTAATCCCTTAGGAGCGTAAATATAATATTCAATTGCCTTAGGAATCAGCACGTTAACCTGTGGATCTGCAGGTGAAATGCGATCCTTGGGTTTATCATACTCGATAACTTTCTTGATTTTGCGAGGATCAATATACCTCAACTCTGTAATCCCATCCTTAGGATTATCAGGGTTAATCATCTTATGGTAATAGAGGCGACCATCAATATACCATCTACGGAAGATGTCATACGCCTTTTGATCAAAATCGAGGAGTGACAGTACATTGTCAAACTCCTCGCGAATACGTGTCTTAACAGCGTCAGACACTTTAAGATTAGAAAGCTCAATATCAACAGGGTGATCGTCAAGATCTCCAGCGATTGCCTCATTTACAATATCATTAATTGCAGCATCCGCTTCAGGATGCAAAGACATACCTCTATACCGACCAATAAGATCGGATTCACCAGCTTTGTTTGCCGAGTCTCCCAGATCTACATACTGACCAAAATGACCACCAGCCGCAATGGGTTGGGCGGCATCATCCGAATCTTTATGCACGAAAGAAGGACCCTTCTCAGAGCCCTTCTTCTTTCGATCTAGGGAATAACCAAATAGTTGTGACATTCAACTGTCCCTATACATTATCAATTATTTATACGAGATTAAATCACGAATCCGCATCAGGCACACTGTTAGGCATGTTCTCGTTATTACTGTAAGTCCAGTATTGTACTTGGAACTCAACGGTATACTCTTGGACAGTATCGTTGCTATCCCACGCAAGATCAATTGCGGAGATATTTGAGGGCCAAATACCTTGGAACTCATATGCTCTCACATGTGCCTGTCTTCTATCTAGTTGATAGACAACACCACTTGCTTGGTAGTCTGCAATGGTTGAAGGCTCCTGCTTGTTTTGCTGGAGGTTTTGGATCTTGGTGGACCATGACTCAAACTTAGCACGAAGTGCAAAGTCTCTGTCGTTAAGGACAGTAATTGTCCATGGTTCGAATGTGCGGTCTCCAGCAATCTTAAGTGTCCTACCTCTGTAGGGCACTTCGATCACACCGATTGTGGAAGCAGGGATGTTAGCTGCCTTAACAAGGAAGGTAACTAACTCGGTTGCGGCAACGGTGCCAGTCTGGGAAGCGCCAGCTTCCGACTGGGCAACATCTTCTTGGGAGTCTGGGGTTGCCCCCGTGCCGACTCCACCGTCATCGATGATAGATGGAAATGCGAGTCCTACTTGGAATAGGTTAGGTCTTGCAAGATCAGCAATTTTATTTCTAAAATCAAAGATCGAAGAACTAACTACGGTCTGCTCGGTTGCGCCTGGGGTTGTTTCTGACATTTTTAATTGTCTCCTGTGTTTTTGTTAGTAAAGTTTATTAATCAGTTAACGATTTCGCTAAAGGAGGCACCTGTCCTGGTTGCCGTGAATGTCAACTGGATGAAGTTAATCGAGCGCGTAGGCTTGACGAAGATCTCAGCATAGAATTCACCACGATCAATGGCTTCAGCGGGGTTATTCGATCCGTCGCAAACGACCAAGAAGTCAACAATACCACGGCGGGATTGGACTGAGCGAAGGAATGGCTCAACAATGTTCTTGAATTGTTGGCGAGTAAACTCGTCATTCAATTCAAAGAGTTGAGATTTAGCAGCGTCAGCAATTGCTTCTTCGATAACGAGGAAGAGACGACGGACGTTAATGCGATCGAATGCAGACTGATAACCAAGTGCAGTCTTATCACCGAAGAGGATCATACCTTCTCCAGGGAATGCAACGATAGGATTCACACGAGCAGCATAGAGAAGATCTCTATGATCCTTGAGTGGGGAGTATGCAAGTTTGATCGTATTTCTCAGGCGACCACGGTTAAATCCAGCAGGAGAGAACCAAGGCTCTTGGCGAAGAGAAGTGCTAAGCACCAAACCTGCCATGTCAGCGTTACAGGGGACATAACGATAGACATCGTTATACTTGTCATAGATATACTTATAGTTGTTATCAAAAACAGCGTAGGAAGAAGATCCTAACTGATCGTAATAATCGATAGTCTTACTAACAATGCTTGTCGTGTTGGGTTGACCAATCACGTCAGCACGGTGAGGGGAGATAAACGCAATACAATCAGTGCGGATATCAGCGATTCCGATGATGTGTTGTGCTTTAGCAATGGTATCAGCAACACTATTCATGCTGGGTCCCATCAGGATGTAGTCAACGTCAACCGTTTCGGCATCGTTGAAGAAGTTATATGCACCCAAGATGTTAGGACGTGAGATGGTATAACCATCGACACCACCTTGCAGTGAATAACGCAACGTTGCATTACCCTTCGTGCCAACCAGTGGTTGTGCAAGTGGGTTAGCAGTAGTTGGATCATCCATGTTGCTGAGAGCAGCATCAGACTTGATCAGGTCAAACTCTCTGTTTGCTCCACTCAGTCCGAATGCGCCAGCAGCGTTGATGTCGCGGTCATAGACACCAGCAGTTTCGTGAGATCCCCAGTAGATATACGCAGAGCGAGTCTTAATAACATCCTTATAGTAGATGTTATCACCTTGAGGAGATTTGCCATCCGATGCCTTAGAGACATTAAGATGCTTCTCAAGCAGAGCTCCAGGGGTGCCAGTCAATGCACCGTCGCCATCAAGGACGAGGATGTGCATAAGGTCGTTATAACCACCTCTTTCTTGCACGAATGCAGATGTGGTAGGACGAGCAGCAACGCTAGACCAACGTTGGTTGTTACCATACAAACGAGTTGCATAGTCACTTTCAACTGCTGCGATCAACACAGTAGTGGAGTTACCATCAGCAACGTTTTGGTTTGCTTGGAAGAGAGGTGATCCAGGGTTAAGAGAAACTCTCAACTCGCGACGGATTGACTGGACTTCACCAGCATCACCAGTTGCACTACCAGCAGATCCACTGTTGTTTGCCAATTCGGTAATGGTGTCACCAACTTCAAGCACGTCAGCAGAAGAAGAATCAATTGCAATTTCAACTTGGCGAGTAACCTTGTCGTATGCAACAACCTCACCTGTAACACCACCACTAACAGCAGTGATGAAGTTGCCTGCTTCAAATGACCCAATCAAAGAGGAGTCGTCTTTCAGAATTGCAAACGTATCATAACCGTAGACTTTACCATAGATGCCAGCAGCAGAGTATGAAACCTCAGCACCCTCGGTGAATGTCCACTCAGTGGATCCAGGTTGTGCTAAAAACAGCACCTGGTCTGCACCAGCGTCGGTCATCACCACGCGAATGGAGTTGCCGAATGCACCAGCAGTCTTAGCTCCCCACTTCCAGTTGTTTGCAGCAGTCTCAACGTTATTCTCATAATCATCCTGATTTTTGATGAGAGGAGAAGCAACACCAGTTGCAGTTGTTTCGTTGATTTCAGTCTTAGCTGCAGTAACAAGTTGCAGTGAAACAGAAGATCCGTCAGTGTGAGCAGCAGCAGTAGTGCCGAGCAGACCGCGAGTGACGTTAAGGTTATTACCAGAAACACCAGTAATCTGCATGATCTCATCGTCAACTCTGATGTAAGAGTTGGTGCCACCGCCGAGGGTGGTTGCTGAGGTCACGGTCAGAGTTGCGTCTGAATCGGTGAAGGTTGCGCCTTCGTTAACTGTGGTGCTTGTGCCTGCAGGTTCGATCAAAGTGATCGTAGCAGCAGTAGCGTGAGATGCAGCAGAAGTTGCCAGTTGACCACGCAGCACGGTAACATCAGTACCTGAGACTGCTTGGATGCTGAGCAATTCAGAGTCAACCAAAAGCAGATCGTTAACGTCGAAGTCTGTTGCCGAGACAACAGTCAACACGGTGTCGATGCTATTAAAAGATGTGACAGTGAACTGTGCTGTATCGATTGCGTTTTTGAGCGATGCATTCATTGCTCGGACGACTCTCAGAGTGCCTCCATAAAGCAAGAATTGCGCTGCGCTA